GACCCCAAGATGTATCTAATTTACCATATCCACTTATATCCATGTAAAATTTTATATAACCTTTCCCCCATGTAAATTGTTTACCAATAATATCTAGAGGTCTACTTGAACTAATTTTTCTATTCAATGTTTTATCTAGAAATTCCTGCATTCTATGGAATTTATGGCCAAAGTTACCAATTGGAAAAGAAAAATGACAGATACATGATGTAGTATAGTTATCTACTGTATCATTTCCTTCATACAAGCTTACATATGGATTTAAGAGTTTATTGTCATAAAGAGAATCCTTTATAGCATGATAATTAATGAAAGGTTGATCTAGACAATAGGGGGGTGTTAAATTAGATTTAGTGAAATTTTCAATATGATTTCTAATTCTTGAAAATAAGTCACAGATTTTCTGACAATTCTTAAAGAGCAAGGTTCCGCTATTTATTCCCGTTAAATTCTTATTAATTGAATTAAAATCAAAGAACTCTCCACCAAAATTCTTTGCTTCAATTGTTCCTGATTCAATCCCATAAAGAAGCTCATCAAGCTCTAGATTAAATATACGACCAGGGTCCTCCTTAATTATTATATCAGTGTCAATGTATAGAATCTTTTCATACCCCTCAAGGTTTGAATAATCAAAGATGTGAATACGAGCACATGCAGCCTGAAAGATAGTAGTAAAATTACAAGTCATTATTTGTATTTTAATATTTAACTTTGTGCATAATTCATGAACATCCTGTTCAAAGTCTGGACTAGTTATAATAAGTAAATCAAAAGAATCCATTGGTGAATAGATTTTCATAGATATGAGTAGTAGATTTAGTAATCTAAAATAATCCCTATTGTAAAATAGACAGAAATAAAGCAGATTTTTATTCTTATTTACAATTGGTATAGATAATAGATGATTTGGTATATTTTCCTTGTTTCTCCAGAAGTGCTTGAACATTGTTATATGGTTAGAATCTACTATTCTATCCCCTGCTCGATTTGCAATTTCATTAAGTAAAACACAATTACTCTTATCACCATTGAATGAATTATATATATTATATAAATCCCTACATATATACTCGAAATCATTATCTAATAATTTTATATCCATTATATACATTCGTTTTAGAGCCTCATATATTATTGGGTGCCCCTTTTCAGATCCGATTACACAGTTTGAAATAGTATTGGCTACCCAGGAGTTTACCGAAATGAAGGAATAGTCTTTTACAATAGTATCAACTGCTTGATAAATCATTGCATCGGAATCCATATATAGGCCACCTTTCATGAACAAATGGTAGTATCTGAATAAATCAGCCTTATGTTCTCCACGTTTTAATGAATTAAATACTCCAGCTATATTTGGAAATTCTGGGTGAGGATTTTCTTCAAAGAAACTCAGTTCTTCACCATTTACATAGTTTACATAAACCCATTCTGGAGTTAAAGAATGCTTTACCATTGCAATTATATCTTGTGAAAGAGGATTACTCGATTTTTGAAAAAAAATTTTGGGTATTCTTTGCATATCTATATATATAATTTTCTCAAAATTCTATATATAAACGCATAATATGCCGGAAATTATATCATGAATAATACATGACGTTATTTCTTCCAAACCTCATGGAAGCCTGTAACTAGATTGGTAAATCCATGTGTTTTTAGATTTTCTATTATTAGATTATAATCACATCTAGAAGGAGAGTCCTTCTCAAACATAACTAACTTTAGCTGTTCATAAAATCCAGGGTTTTCAAGAAAGAAATCCCCCAAAAATCCTTCACAATCTGCAACTAAGGTATCAAACTTTAATCCATATTTTGCTTGAATCTCTTCTAGTGTAAAATTGGGAATAGAAGAATTAGATACCTTAAATGTAGAATTGGAATATCCTTCTTCCCCAGAAGCCTGTGTTAATTGAAGAGGTGTTCTAGAAATTACACCCTTTACTAAATTCAGATTACAGCCATTATTTTTAATATTTTTCTCTAAACAATCCCATATCATACTATCAGGTTCAACTGATACTTGGTTCAATGGGTTACTAAGTTTCTTATTAATGACGCATGAAACAGTTCCATATCTTGCACCCAATTCTAGAACAACCGAGTCACTTGTTATATATTCATCAGCCTGAGATTGCTCCGTTGTCTCATATAGAATAGTATCAACTTTCTTGCCGTTCTCATCAAAAAAATCCATCGTCTTCTTCCCCTTAATATAATCTAAATCACCTAGGCGAACAGATTCATATTCAGTATAATCTAGATTAAATCTTAAAAAATGGTCAATTCCTAACCAGGAAGCATGTATTGAATATTGTCCTACCCACTTATATGTTCCTAGTGCCCATTTTGTTACAAGAGTTCCATTTTGTTCAAAACGAATACCTCCATTTGTACCCCATCTATATGATGACCCTACGAGATTATATGTAGGATATGGTTTACAATATATTTGATTATAATACTTTAAAACATGAGTAACATGAGGTCTCATACGACTTAATTTGTGCATAGCTTCTCCAATAGGCCATACAAAATGACATAATACAACATCAGTAGGAGCAGATGGAGGAGGTGGGGGTTCTACACAATAAATAAGCCCATATTTCTCCAATAAAGTATTATTATATTTATTTGCATTAATGAAATGATAATTTACAAAGGGTTGATCTGCACATTCAGGCATTGGTAAGTTATTCTCCTTAATATCTTTAATGTGAGCATGGATATTATTGAAAATAGATTTAATAGAATCTGTTGCCCTAAAGAGTAAGATACCCCCATTCATTCCAACTGTATCCTTATCTATTTTAGAGAAATCAAACCACCACCCTCCATGGATTTCATGCTCAATACTTCCCTCTTTCATTCCATAAATTTTATCTTCTATTTCTTCATTAAATACATTCATGATATCCCCTTGCACAGTAATATCAGTATCCAAATACAATACCTTATCATAGGATAGAACATTCTCATACTCAAATATATATAATCTAGCACAGGAAGCTTCATGGACTGAATTGAAGGAGAAGAATTTCATTAATAAAGGAATTCCAATATTCTTAGAAAGCTTTTGAATATCTGGAGCAAAATCTTCACTTGTCATAATGAGAAAATCAATCTTATCCAGGGATGAAAATAATTTTACTGTGATTAGGAAAATCTTTAGAAGCTCAATATAACCCCTGTTAAAAAATACACCTAGATAAACCAAATTCTTTTTTTGCTGGTATATTGGGAGAATTGAAGGAATTGTACTTACCAACTTTATAGAAGTATCTCTGAAACAACATGCTTCCTTTGCAAAGGGGTGATTTGGGTTAGTATATGACCTATTTGTAACCCCCTTGGTAAATATATCTAGGGAGGCCCCAATATCCAAATACATATTCTCAGGATTTAATTTCATGCACATTGGAATCCAGATTTTAGAAAGTGGGCCAGCTGAAAAACAAATGAGTTGATTTTTCTTATCTGAGATAAAATTCAACAATCTTTGGGTCTCAGAATTACCAAGATTATCCCAGCTATTTACCAAAAAGGGGTCAATTCTGTATCGTTCCTTGATAGGGAGATTTGAGGGAGCATTTCCTGAAGAAATTAAATAAAATCTTTTTTCATAAGAATTTATAAAGTCCGAGAATTTTTTCCAGTTGGAATTTCCAAAGATGTTTGCAAAAGTTTTTTGGCTTTCTGGAACTTTGAATTTATTCAGAAAATCATTGTAAATTTGATCAGTACAATTCCAGGGCTTATTACAAGTGTTACAGGGTATTCCAATATAGAGATTTTTATCCTCAATTGAAATAGCTTCCAAAAGTTGTTGGCGCAATTGTCCTCCTTTCTTAAATGTCCAGGAATCACAATTTGTCAGAGTTTGATCTTTGAGAATTGTATACTCTCCATCACTTGGTCTAATTAGACCAAAGGGTGTTTCTGTTTTTATCTTTTGCAAAATAGAATCCAAATGCTCAGACATTGTTCCCTTTAATGGCTCATTGGCCTCTCTCATTATAACTTCAATTGTCTCAGTTGACTCAATTGATTTACCCATTTGATCAACTGAATTTAGGGCATAGGCATTTTGGCCATCCTTCTCCCAATGCTGTTTCCCAATGTGGAGACTGCAAATAAAATCAAGGAATGCAGTCTGGTATCCCTTTTCATGATATTTATTTGCATAATCCCGCTCAAAGAATGTATTTGGAGAATTATAATTTCCTAACTCCAGGATTTTACTAACCCTGGTTAAAGATGGCTGCAATGAATAATGCGGCCAATATGCACAATTGGGTCCCTTAACATTTTCCTTTTTCTCATGTAAAACAATCCCTGGCTCCAAGGTCTTCACATTCACTCTCTCCATATCAGTCATCATTAACCCATATTCCCTATTGAAAACAAATTGATGAACTTGTTTACTCTCATATTTCTCTAACATGGAAATCGCCTTAGTCACATAATTATCCTTTTTGAAATATACCCAATCATCCTCCATTTGAATCCAGTATGTTGGCTTCAATTCATTTAACTTATTCCAAATTATATTCATGCTCTCCCTATGCCCTTTCTCCTTCTGGGATTTCATATGAAAGGATAAAAAGGGATACTTAGTTTGCATATTCATACGATCTTCCTCTGATGAATTATCATCTACACAGAAAAAGTAATCTATCTTATCTAGGTCTAGCCAGCATTTCAAAATAGAATTCATTGTTTGCTCAAAGAGGTCATATCTCTTACAGGATGTAATTGAAAACATTATTCTTACTGGCTCCCCTAATGGCTTAGCCAATGGCATCTTTGTAGTAGGTAAAGTTAAGAGGGGTCTAAATTTTGCAATAATAGTATCTACAACCTTATAATTATTTGAATTTAACTTCACTCCCTTAGTTCTTAAAGCCTGAATATAGTTTAACATGGAATCTAAGAATCCAAGATCGTCTGGCATATTAGGAATTGTAAACTGGATATTATGAAATAAATTATGAATCCACCATTCACCTGAATATAAATAATTCTGTCTAAATATCATTTGTAACATCTTAATAGCAGTATCAATGCGATTTACTCTAGATGATACAATTAACATATAATATGGTAAATAGAAATCATATTCCTCCTTTTTAGTAAATAGATAATCAGCTACATTTTCTTTTATATAATTATTCTCATAGTGATCTGCAATAATGGTATAATAGGCGTAAGCTGCTTCCACTGGGCCATTGATGCAATAATACTTGATTAATCTGTAAATTCCCTCAATTCTCTTATTGTCATACTTGAAAGATTCTACTAGATAATATAATCCCTCCTTATTTCTTTGTAATTTATCATATTGATCATAGATTTCGATGCAACTCACATATCTTTCCTGAACCCAATTATCTAAATCTAATACCTTCTTATAATATTCAATTGATTTCTCATGTTGATTACAGCTATTATAACTCTGAGCTGTGTAGAAGCAATAGCGATTGTAAATAGGGTCTTTCTTCTCATAAGCTTCCTTGAACGCCTTCTCTAAGATTTGGGCATCATTCAAATATTTATTGGGATTCTTGCTTCTATCACCCCTGCGACCTGAAATAAAATAGTAATCTCCCAGAACATCAAACGGTTGTGCGGCCTCTTCTAAACAAGCAGGATATTCATGTAGAACACCCACATAATGCCAGCGCTTATGGTTATTAAATAGTTGACACCTGGAATATCGAGTCCCCCCTTCGTTTCCAAAGATAAACTTATAGTGGTCACGCGTTAAATCAGTAGGCATCTTGAAATCCCCATAAATCTCGTCATCGGCATCCCAGACAAAAGCATAATCTGTCTTCTTATAGGCTACCTCAAAAGCACGAGTCCTATTGAATGCAAAGTCCCTCCAAGGGGTCTCATCAAGCTCTCCTGGAATCCCCTTTTCTGCAAAATAATCCTTAATAAGTTTCTGAGTTCCATCAGTTGAGCCATTATCATTAATGACCCAGTAATCGAATTTAATGTATTTATCCAAATGTCTAAAACACTCAAGAATAAGATGCGCCTCATTCTTGACAATCATTGTAAGACAGATTGTCTTCTTGCCCATGTCTAATCTGAAGATATCAGGTAACTTTAGATACCTGAATATTACGTATTCACGGTAAAGGTGATGGGAAAGGGTTTGTAACTACGGGAACAAGTAATGATGGTGGTAACATTCGAATACCCCTTCTTATCCAGTCGGGAATAATCTCCAGAAACTCTGGCTCACACATGAATTTCTTGTAATGAGAGACTACTATGAATGTCCATTCACCATTGAAACTTGGTATGAAGGCTGTGTAAACGTAGTATCGAAAGCAATCAGACTCCTGGCATAATTCCTTTACCATATCCACAAGTTCCATAACACGCTCAGTCTTCCATGGTAAATAAAGTCCTGCATTCATAACAAATCCTCCACTTGTCTTCTTAACTGAACTCATAACCTTGGTCAATAGCTCAAGCCACCTTTGCTTTTTAAGATCAGGATCGGTTAAATCAATTATAATACCATCATATGACTCTTCTGTATTCATAAATTCCCAAGCATCATCGAATACAAGCTTAAGTCTCTTATCTTGGAAAGCACCCTGAGACCATATTGGTCCATGGTCTTTCATCTTCAGAACTAGCTCTCGGTCATAATCAACCATGGTTAGCTTCTTAACACTTTGCCATCTGAGAACTTCTCTGGCAGTAGCCCCTTCTCCTCCACCAAGAATAAGTATGTTAGAACGACTGTTTATTGTATCTAAGAGTGGATGCACGAGTGCAGTATGATATATAATTTCATCCATGGAAGTGCTTTGCAAAACGCCGTTCAAGAAAAGCATCTTACCCCATTGAGGAGATTCCAATAAATCAACATCTTGTTTATCTGTGGTAAAATGCATGGTTCCTGACTTATAATACAAATATGTTCGTTCAACGCCTTGGTCAGAATCTTTCTCATGAAACTCTTGTATTGATTTAACTCTAGGTAATCCCTGTTGTATATAACCAGGGAACTGCATAGATTTATTTGTTAAAAACAGTTTAACCCCAACGTTCGTTGACAAGCCATAAAAATTGAGGTTATTTCCCGGCTTAGAAAAGAACACACATACCCACAGAGATGCCTTCCTCTTCTGAAATTGAGCCAATCTTGGGTATCCAGTTTAGTATTTTCAGCCCCGATGAGATTGAGCGGAGATCGGTTGTTGAGATTACATCCAATAACACATATGAGGGAAATGAGCCAAAGATTGGAGGCCTCTTTGATCCCAGAATGGGAGTTCTAGAGAATGGAAAGCAATGTCGTTCTTGTGGACAATCTAATAACAACTGCCCTGGCCACTTTGGTCACTATAGGCTTGGTCGCCCAGTTTACTACATTCAGTTCCTGCCAATGATTCTCAATATTCTAAGTTGTGTTTGTGTATCCTGCTCAAAGCTTCTTGTCGACAAGGAAATGCGTTCTTCCATTCGCTTGAAGAAGGGTGAGGGTCGCTGGAAGGAGCTCATGGAGGCATCCAGTAACATTTCCAGATGTGGTCAAGAGACTGAGGATGGCTGTGGTGCAAGACAGCCTGACCGCTACAAGCGTGAGGGTATCGCCCGCATCGTGGCAGAGTGGGAGGCAATTGATGGTAAGGAGGTAAAGCATGATGCGATGAAGCAACCCCTTGAGGTCGAATACGTCCAGCGCCTCTTCAGGCGTATCACTGATGAGGATGTAGCCTTCATGGGTTTCAATCCTCGCTGGTGTCGCCCTGATTGGATGATTTGCTCTGTTCTTGCCATCCCCCCTCCTCAAGTGCGCCCTTCTGTAGTGCAGGAGAATAACCAGAGATCAGAGGATGACTTGACCCATAAGCTCTTTGAGATCATCAAGACAAACAAGATGCTAATTACCAAGATGGATACGGAGGGTTCTAAGGCTAACAAGAACTATATCGATGAGCTAACGAATGTTCTACAGTATCACATTGCTACCCTCGTAGACAATCAGATTCCTGGTGTAGCTCCTTCTGCCCAGCGTGGCGGTCGTCCTCTGAAATCAATCCAGCAACGCTTGGGCTCCAAGGAGGGTCGTATTCGCTACAACCTTCAGGGTAAGCGTGTAGAGTTCTCTGCCCGCTCAGTTATTACACCTGATCCCAACATTTCCATTGCGGAGCTTGGTGTTCCCATGAAGATTGCAATGAACCTAACTGTTCCTGAGCGCGTCACAGATTACAATCGCGATAAGCTCTATAAGTTGGTCCAAAATGGCACTGCTACCTACCCTGGTGCCAAGACACTTGTGCGCGCTGATGGTCGCATGATCTCCCTTGCCCACGTGAAAACCAATGAGATTGTCCTCTACAATGGTGACATGGTAAACCGTCATTTGATGGACGGTGATATGGTTCTCTTTAACAGACAGCCTACTCTACACAGAATGTCTATGATGGGTCACCGTGTCCGCGTTCTTCCCTATAATACCTTTCGTCTCAATGTATCAGTGACTGCTCCCTACAATGCAGATTTTGATGGTGATGAGATGAATGCGCATATTCCCCAGAGCTCCGAGGCTATTCAGGAACTTCAGGACATTGCAGCTGTTCCCTACCAGATGATTTCACCCAGGCACCAGAAGCCTGTGATTAAAGTGGTTCAGGATGCCCTACTTGGCTCCTATCGTATTACCAAGCAGGGTGATACATTTACCAGAAAGGAGATGATGAACTTGATGATGTGGAATAAGCGCTTCGATGGAAAGCTACCTGAGCCTGAGATTGTAAATGGTGCCCCTAGATGGTCTGGGCAACAGGTTCTCGGCTCCTTGTTACCAGCGATCAATTCTGACTTGAAGAACAAATTCTACGATGATGATTCTAATCCAAATAACATGGTGAAGATTCGTGATGGAATGATTCAGGGCTCTGGTATTGTGGATGATGATGTTCTAAATAAGACTGGTGTGGGTATTGTTCACACCACATACAATGACTTTGGAGCAAATGCAGCTGTGAATCTCATTGACTCTGTACAGAGTACTATTGAGGCCTACTTGATTATGAGTGGATTCTCTATTGGTCTCTCTGATCTAGTAGCTGATGACAAGACACTTTCTACAATGAACGATATTGTTCAAGCACGTAAGAAGGAGATTGATGAAATCGTGCTTCAGGTGCACATGGACTTGTTTGACAATAGCACAGGCAGATCTAATCAGGATGAGTTTGAGGGCCAGGTCTTTGGTAAACTAAATAAGGCCATTGAGGAACTAGGTAAGTTGGGTCAGAAGGCTCTAGCTCAGGAGAATCGTCTCATTAGTATGTTGAAGGCGGGTTCCAAGGGTTCCACGATTAACGTATCTCAGATGGTGGCTTGTGTAGGACAGCAGAATATTGAGGGTCGTCGTATTCCTTTCGGTTTCACTGACCGAACCCTGCCTCACTACAAGAAGTTTGATGACGGCGCAGAGGCACGAGGCTTTGTGGAGAACAGTTTCGTGAAGGGCTTGACCCCCCAGGAATTCTTCTTCCACGCAATGTCAGGACGTGAAGGTTTGATTGACACGGCTGTGAAGACGGCCGAGACAGGATATATCCAGAGGCAGATGGTAAAGGCGATGGAGGACTTGGTGACCCAGCATGACGGCACAGTTCGTGATGCGCGTGGTGGTATTGTCCAATTCCATTACGGTGAGGATGGTATCAGCTGCACAAAGGTAGAGACCCAAGGGCTTCCTATTCACACGATGAGTAATGATGAGATTCGTAAGCTGATTGGCCTCCAGGATGTAAAGTGGGACGAGGTTCTCTCAGAGTCAAGGTCTGAAAATGCCGAGCTAGTAAATAGCTTTGTGGACCAAGTGATTGAGGATCGTAATATGCTTGTGAATGGTGTGTTCCGTAACGGTCGTTCCAAGAGTTTAATGGGTCCCATGAATTTGGAGCGCATGATTATGAACTTGAAGGTCAAGTTTAATATCCAGACAACTGCAAAGACTGACCTAACACCAGAATACGTAATTGGAGCCTTGAAGGATCTACAGGAGCGAACTTTGCCCTTTCACAAGATGTGGGCTGCTATGCTTAGATTCTACTTGGGTCCTCACAATTCAGTGGTTAAGAACCGCTTGACAAAGCTTGCATTCAATACCCTGGTTGAGCAAATCTTATTAAAGAACTGGTCTTCTTGGGCCCAGCCTGGGGAGCAGGTGGGAATCATTGCTGCCCAGTCTATTGGTGAGCCTGCTACTCAGATGACCTTGAATACTTTCCACTTGGCTGGTGTGGCTGCCAAATCTGGTATGACTCGAGGTGTTCCTAGGTTGAAGGAGGTGTTCAAGGTGACCAAGTCTCCCAAGGCTACTTCCTTGAACATTTCCTTGAAGCCTGAGTTTCGTGATGATAAGGAGAAGGCTCGTGAGGTAGCACAAGATTTGGAGCTAACCATGTTGCGTGATATTGTGAGGACAGTTGGTCTCTATTATGATCCAAACGAGGATGACACAATTGTCCCAGAGGATAGGAATCTCATTGCATTTTACAAGATGTTTACTGAGAGAGTAAGAGAGGGTGAGTCAAATGATACATTGAGTAAATGGATGTTGCGCCTAGAGTTTAACAAGGACTCTATGTTCAACCGCAATATTACTATGGATGACGTTGCCTTTGTTCTGAATGAGAAGTTTAGCAAATCGATTAGTATGGTTTACTCAGACTTCAATTCCCAGAAACTCATTATGCGCATTCGCCTAGATCCTAATGACGATAGTGCTGAGATGGATGACTACACGAATTTCAAGAAGTTCCAGGCACGCCTCTTGATGACAGTGGCTGTGCGTGGTGTTCCTGGTATCAAGGCTGCATCCTTCAGCAAATCCGAGAATCGCGTGGAAATCATTGATGGCAAGCCTACCAAGATCTCAGAATACTCAATTGACACAGATGGTAGCAATTTCATCGAGGTGATGAATCACCCCGCAGTGGACCCTACACGACTCTACACCACCAATGTCCACGATGTGATGGATGTCCTTGGAATTGAGGCTGGGCGTAATATCTTGCTTACAGAGATTGATTCTCTATTCGCTGATGCAGGTGTGAACTACAGACACCTTGGCCTCCTAATCGACAGCATGACTCGTAATGGTCGCCTTATGTCAGTTGACCGTTATGGTATCAATAAGAACAATATTGGGCCCTTGGCAAAGGCTTCCTTTGAGGAGACAGAGAAGATCTTGCTTCGTGCAGCATTGTTTGGAGAGATGGATCCTGTGACGGGTGTGAGTTCGAAGATTATGACGGGTCAGCCCATGCGTGGTGGCACGACCTTCTCACAGCTCCTCTTGGACGAGGCGGCGTTCATGCGCCTACAGAAGGGTCTACCACCGGTGGCTGATGCAGAGGAGGAGGATGTTGATGACCTGGATGAGGATGATATCGCAGAGGAGCTGGCGAATGTGGCTGATGACAAGTGTAATGCTGTGCGCTTGCGTATGAATGCTGTCATGCCCGATGGTGACGTAGACTTGGAGGAGCCTGACGTGGTGTTCAATGTCTTAGAGTAAAGTAAATATTTGAATAAAAATAATAATACTTATACTGTATGAGTATCATTAGAGTTATGAATTTATTTTCTATTTTTCTTTGTCTTCTTGGAATACAAGTCTACAATAAGGGTTTAAAAAACTTCGCATTATACTATGTATACGAGATGTTTAGTCTTCTTGCCCTTCTAACTCTAACTGTTCCCACTGAAGCCTACAACATGACCTTTCACGGCTTTAACGCACTAGTTGTAAGCCCTTATCCTTCTTTCACTTCTTGGTCATTGTTAAACGGTAAGCAGTATCTCTCTGCCACCGAGCGTGATTACCGTGAGTCCGTATATGACCACAATGTCAAGAAGATTGCAAAGCATAACTCTAAGGGACTCCCTTGGACCATGGCCGTAAATAAGTTTGCTGATTTGACAAAGACTGAGTTCGTGAGCAAGTATTTGTTCTATGGTGGCTACAACAATGCTACCTTCAATAGGACCAAGAACTACAACTGGGCTCTACTTAACTCTACTGCTCTCCCTACATCCGTGGATTGGACGACCAAGGGTGCCGTGACACCCGTGAAGGACCAGGGGCAGTGTGGCTCTTGCTGGTCTTTCTCTGCCACTGGTGCCCTAGAGGGTGCATGGTTCGTGAAGCACCACGCCCTTGTGAATCTCTCTGAGCAACAGCTCGTGGATTGCTCTACCAGCCAGGGCAATGAGGGATGTAATGGTGGTCTCATGGACTATGCCTTCCAGTATGTGGTTGACAACAAGGGTCTGACTACCGAGGCGGCATATCCCTACACTGCCACGGGCCCCAATACCTGTGTATCCAAGGGTCTTCCCGTGGCTGTCACTGCAACTGGATTCAAGGATGTTCCCACTAACTCCCAGGTAGCTCTGATGACTGCAGTAGTTCAGCAACCTGTAGCTGTAGCCATTGAGGCCGATGAGAATAACTTCCAGTTCTACAGTTCCGGTGTTCTGACAAAGGCATGTGGAACTAACTTGGATCATGGTGTTCTCCTAGTAGGCTATGGCACTACGGGTGGACTAGACTATTACAAGGTGAAGAATTCCTGGGGGTCTAGCTGGGGAATGAATGGATATGTTCTCCTAGGACGTGGCCCTAGTTATAATGGAAACCAAGGTCAGTGTGGTATTCAGATGGATCCTTCCTATCCTGTTGTGTAACGGAAACCAGTGGTCTAGAAACATAAGTAAAAATACCAGATATTCCTAGCTTCTTACATTGAACAGTTCCATCTAACATATACAAAACTCGCCAAATAGAATTATCTTTAGTAAACAATGAATCACTAAAATACTCTAGTAAACAAGATGACTTGTTTTTTAGATTATTGCTCATTGGAGTTCCTCTCTTTAAGATGTATTGTATAATATCTTCAAAGTTAAATGGATCGCTTAGAATATAAAATACAGAACCATCGGGAGTTTCATATCCAAATGCAGTTGTTTCCATAAGAAATCTAAATAATGCATAGAATGTCTCTTAGATTTTCCGATTATAAGGTTCATGAAGAAAACCTCAAGGCGCGTTTTCCAGATATTCAAGTGCGTGTAGAACCAATTGATGATGGTGATATTTATTATACGGATGGTGATGCTGAATTATCAGCTTGTAAAATAATATTAAATAGATCTCAGATTATCTATTTGCCTCAGCTAAATTCAAATGTTGGCGTTAGAGATAAGAAGATTATAGAAGAATGGATTGAATATGTGAAAAAGCAGGGCTAGGCAGGGCTAAACCCTGTTAGGCAGGGCTAAACAAGCCATACAATAAACAAATATGTCGTGGCCCCTGGTAAAACCCCCGTGGAAACATGTAAAATGGTTAACATGGTATCAGGAGGGCAAATCAGCAAATTGGCTGATGGGGCCCACACCACAGTGGTCTGAAGAAGGATTAAAAAGAGACAAAACGGAACTTGATATACTGAAACAAGAGATTGAAATACTTGACAATAAGAATGAATGGGAATTTCTCAAGAGAACATCAAACCCATATGAATTAGTGTTTTCACAGAGCCAAGATACAAGGATTCCTCAATCGACATGCACTCTAAGACCCTTGAGTCGATCCTTTTTCAAGATGGTTGAAATTCTCAGCGTAATGGATTTCTTCAAGAGACATACGTATCCAGGAAAAAATATCCAGTCAGCCCACGTGTGTGAAGGACCAGGGGGGTTCATTGAAGCTCTCATTTTTCTATCTAGCAAACTTTCTTTCAATGTAAATAATTCTTGGGCGATGACTCTAAAGCCAACGAAAACAAATATCCCTGGGTGGAAGCGTGCATATCATTTCTTGAAAAAATCACCCATGGTTCATATTGAATATGGAGCTGATGAAACAGGTGATATTATGATACCTATCAATCAGGGTTCCTTCCTAGAAAAGACAAAGGGAAAATGCCAACTTTTCACGGCTGATGGGGGATTTGATTTCAGTGAACATTATGGAACACAGGAAGAAGAGGTTCTACCACTCCTAGTTTCATCTGCACTTATTGGCTTACAGACCTTAGCAAGAGGGGGAGACTTTGTTCTAAAAGTCTTTGATACGGAATCAAAGGCTACAACAGATCTTATTGCCCTACTTGCACACTGTTTTGACCACTGGACTCTGTATAAACCTGGTCTAAGTAGACCCTGTAATGCTGAGAAATACTTCCTAGGGCGTGGATGTAAAGTGGTGCCAGGATGGATTCTTAAGACTTTAGTGGAAATAAGAAATATATATG